AATCAGCTATGCGGCGTTCCAAGAACTCTTTGGCATCAAGGCCAAGTTCTTTTTCTTCTAAGTCTTTTGTTCTGCTTTCTGGCGTATCAATACCCGCCAAACGGACACGTTCTTTTTTGGTTAGGTCAAACCCAAGGTCAATAATTATATCAATGGTATCCCCATCAACCACCTTGACCACTTCTTTTATTTTGTACTCATACATAAGGTTCACCGTTTTTTCTTCACCCACTTTTTGAAATCAACTTCCTTATTTGGCGGGCAAGTGTACCCATATGGGATAACCGTTACTGGATTATAGTAATAATGATACTTGCTTTGACTACGCTCACAAAAATACTCACATACTGTGTGCATCTTGTAGGGATATGTGTGGGCTACGGTTGCTGTTCCAAAAGCGCAAACAATCACTATGGTTTCATACATTAAAACTCCGCGCTATCTTCACCAGTTCTAATCATTTGCGCGACACGATCACTTCGCGCACCAACCTGTTTGGCATATTTAGAGTTTAACAATTCATCAGCCGCCCTGTGATAATCCCTGCGCTGTAGGCCATCCAACATTTTGACGAAGCCATGCAAGCGGGGAAGCCCCATGTTGAAAGCAAGGTCTGCTAAAGCTCTCTGCCGAACCTCATCTAGATCACGCCACCATGACAGGCCGTTGTCTAATTCGTTCTCAACAATTGTGATGTCATTGCCAAGAAGGTAATCAACCTCCTCATCTGATAAACCACGGTCAACCAGATTACGCCCCACACCGATTGTCTCAATGCCAAGGTGATCTTTATATACTTTATTTTTCACGCCCTCATGGAAGCGCATTTGCTTGATAAATCTGTTTTTGTTCATTTGTCTGCCTTCATCTCTAAGCGGTCAAAGATTTTTCCCAGCATATCTTTCATATCGCGGATGTCTTCTTTGTAATCATCGCGCCTGACATAAGTGGCTGGCATAGCACTTGCCCAGCTATCTACCCGCTTCGTTAAAGAGGTTATCCTATCCCATATGGTTTTAATAAAAAATCCTACAAGCACCGTTGCGATAAACCACATAACATTTGCGATTGTTACATCTTCCATTATAAAGCCTCTGTGCATGAAAAGGTTATTCCAAAGCGAGACACTTCATTTGTATCCCATCCTAAATCTGGACTGTCCATTCTAAACACTCCGACTGCGCTTGTATAATTTACCGCCGCGCCATCGCTTGCCGCAACCTTTATAGGCGGCTCAATATTAACTGTTGCCTCACCCGCGCCATTAGAATTAGCGTTATCAACAATCATGTAGAGCTTTGCAGATGCCGCTGTGCCAATCTGGATATAATCACCAGCCCTAAAAACATTCGTCATATTCGCATTGTTTGTATCTATGCTGATTGTATAATCACCTACAGCCACCGCGCCATTCAAGGTTGCGCTTGTATTAACGCCGCCTTGCGGGGATTTAGCATCTGGGTCATACAATAGAAACGTGCCGACCCTGCCGTGTAGCTTCATCATAAATGCTTCCCAATTAGCCGCATCAGCCCTTAACATAGGCGGCAGAGAAAGCGTGGCTGTCCATAGGGCATAACCATAGTCATACACCTGTTGCTGGCCTGTAAATGGCGATTCAGATACCGCTGTCACACGTTTAAGAGTCCAACGAGCTTTTGAAAAGGCTGGTGATGCTGGGAGGGTTAATGGATAAGATGGTGCTGGCATTATGCGAATACCTTACTAATTGAGTTGCCTCTGCGCTTTCCATCTACCATTGCCTGTATAGTCTCGGATTTAATCCTTGGCATCATAGACATAACCTCTGCGCGAACCGTCTGGGCAACACCTGTTTCAATATTGATGTTTTGATTAACTATAACTGGTGAACCGCCACCCATCATGTTTTTAGTATCATGATTGTTGCGAATAACTCCTGCGCTGTGCGGTATAAACAATTCAGGACCACGCTCACCCACAAGAGTAGGCATCGCCATTCCACCGCCAGCCCTGCCGTATCTGCTTATTGAGCCACCGCCAGCATGGGAAAGCGTTGAGTTTGCTTGCGCTGCATTACCAGACCCACCAAAGCTATTGACTGACCCACCACCAGCCGCGCCAAATATTGAACCCATCAAAAACTTTACTATCTGAGCTTTTATGGCATCAGCTATCATTTGTTTTACAACTTGTTTGAATACATCACCAAGGCTTTGCAGGGAAAATTTACCGTTTACAAAAGCGTCTGCAAGAGCGTTTGAAATACCATCTGCGGCTTGCATTGCCGCGTTATGCAGTCTTTCAAATTCAGGGTTTGTCATTTTTATTTGAAACTGCAAATCTTTTATGGCTTTTTCATACAAAGGTATATCGTCTTCAGCCGCCCCTCTCATGGCAAGCCTTACATTGTCAAGCTGCTTTTGAAGAACTTCCTGTTCTGGAATAAATCCTTTGGCTATGTTTTGCCCCTCTTCCATAGCTTCATTATGCGTTTGCAAGGCTGACGTAGCTTTTTTCCTAGCCTTCACAAGTTTTTCAATTTGAGTTATCTGGGGACCAGTTAATGGAACGCCGAGAGTTTTTGCCTCTTTTTCATCTTTGGGCATAGATATGGTGTTGCCTTTTATATTGCCAAGGCCGCCAGCGGCATCCAATGCACTTAAAAATTCAGCATCTAATCCCTGCAATTCACTTTTTGCTAATTTTGCTTCTTTTTTTAGATTTGCTATTGTTTTGGTGAAATCTGTTTCTACAACCTTTCCCGCGACCGTACTGCTAGTTCCTAACGTAGCGATAGCGGCATTTAAGTCTTCCATATCTTGAGTGCCTTCTTTGGAGATATCAAAAAAATCACCAAATTTATCTTCAATGGCTTTCAATATAGGGTCTAATTTATTAAATTCATTTGCTAATATTAAGGCTCCTGTAGCCGCTAAAATAAATGGATTTTTTAGCATGGACTTATTTAGAGCTTGTTGCGCTATCCTTGCTAAAGTTATTCCTTTAGCTAACGCTGCTATACTGCCTGTGATAGCCGCTACTCTAGCAACAAAATTTACCGCTAAAAAAACACTAAACGCTATTGTTAAATTCCTAAAGTTATCAGCCAAAAACGCTAATACCTTATTTAGTCCACGAACAGCCCCTCCTAATGTTTTGCCAAGAACCGTAGCTAAAGACGTTGCCCCAGATGAGCCGTCAATGAAAAATTTTACTAAATCTGTAAGAGCTTGCTTTAGTCCAGCCTCACCAACTTCTAGGAAAAATAGACTTATTGAATCTTCTAAATTAGAAATAGCTCCTGATAATGTATTAGCTCTTTCCTCAATAGCATTAGGAAACTCAGCTTGTGAAAGGTCTCTAATATATTTTACAATAGAATCGCCAGAACGCTCTATTTGTTCTGTGACGCCCTTATATGTTACCGCTAACTGTTCTCCATCAACTTTAGCAATAATACCTAATTGCTTTAACATCTCCATTTCGCCAGTTGTGGCATTGAAAATAGCTTGGGCAACCTGTCTTATATCTTTGCCTCTAGCAGCGGCAATGTTTCCTATATCTTTTAGGGCATCTTCTGTGGGTGCTATGCCAGCATTTACCAAGGTGATAAATGCACCAGTAACTTCATCTAATTGGAATGTGGTTTGAGCTGTAAATTTGGTTATCAATTTGAATGACTGAGCAGCTAATTTAGAACTGCCTGTAACAGCTTTTAATGTAGCCTGTAAATCTTCAAATGTTCTTATTGAGCGAACTAAAGCACCAGCCCCAAAAAAAGCTCCCGCCGCTAATGCGAGGGTTTTAAATGACCTACTTAGGAACTGAGCAGATTTATCAACCCCGCCCAAACTTTTTTGCATTTTCTTAGATGCTGAATTGGTTTGCGTTTGAACCTTTTGGAAATCCCTACGCAGACCACTTAAATCAGCCTCAATGCGAACCAGTAAGGTATCTACTGTTGTTGCAGCCATTTATTGAGTACCTTCCTTATTTAGTCTGGGTAGAGTTCCATCAACTCCTCTAGTCCATCTCTTGTAAGCGGCGGCGGCTTACCACCTGAATGAAACTCTGCAAAACCTGCTATAGCGGCATAAAACTCTGGAAAACTCATACCCCAAAAAACATCTGGTGACATTGACATCTTGCCAAGCCCCACTTGCATCCACTCATCCCAAGGCAACTCATCTACAACAACGCTGCCGCCTGTTCTTCGTTTCCCTCACCTTCTCCAGCACCTAATGTTTGAGCAATAATTTCACTACAAACCCTAATGCCATCTGCGAGGCCAGCTTCCCAAACATCTTTTTTGATGTCTGCTTCTTTGATATCATTACCGCCCCCTCTAACCACAGGAGTTATAATGGCTATAATTTGTTCAGTCGTTATATCTGCTTCAGAAAGAGATTGCGCCACCTTGACAATACCTTTGCCCATTTGACGCTCTATACGCATGACAACATCTAGTGTTACCTTGCCTTTATACTTCTTCTCCCCCAGAACTATCTCTAGCTCCCCGCGCTTTGGATTTGACATCCGCTTTCTCCTTGGCTTCTACCAATAATTCTTCGCCCCTCTGGGCTACATCGTGAACAGTCGCGGCGGTATATGTTTGACCACCACACTTAAACTTCCCACCAACAGCCAATTCGGATGCGGGTGGAATATTAAAGATGGTGACATCTTCACTAGACATCATATGTCCGTTAAAGGTCTTGCCACCAACTTCAATCTCTACATCAACCCAAGACATTCATTACACCGCTTCAAATGTGATTGCGCCAGAGCTTTCAAAGGTAAAGCTGTAAGTCACTTCACCATTGTACTCGCCGCCATATTCAAGGGTGGTCAACATAAATGCACCTGTAAACGTGCCAAAGTCAGGCACAAGGAACTGATAGTTAGTCAATGCTGATACGTTGAATTTGCCTTGGAGTGTTGTCTCTGAGGCTGAATCAGTGAATACACCGCTACCTGATACACTGATAGAATTAACTCCACCCTGCGCCAAGATAGTTCTTGCACCACTTGAGTCTTTATTTGTTACATCAACCATCTCATCATTCATGGTTAATGAATTTGAACGCATACCGCCGATTGTTGTGAAAGCCTCTGGGCTTGCGCCATCACCGATTTTCATTAACAGGGCTGAACCTTTTTGTGCCGCCATGTCTAGTCTCCTTTAATTGTCTGACACAACAGCACGAAATCTCATGACACCATGCCGTGTAATACCATCACCCTCTGTAAGTGTCGTTTGAAACTCATGTTTCAAATTCACCCCAGAAGCACCCGAAACAGTATAGCTTACATCGTTTAATGCGGTATATACCTGTTCCATGATTTCTTTTATATCACGGTTTCCGCGATATTGCGACCAAATGTGTATAGTCAACGTATGTTCGTGCAAATCCTTGTCTTTGGCTGAAATATTGGTTGCTGTTTCCTCACCAATTACAACATATGGATAAGCAGTACCTTCAGGCACTTCATCAAACACCCCTGTAATCGCACTGCCAGCGTAATCAGTGATGCTTGCGGCTGTTAGCTTGCCATATACCGCCTTTTGTAATTCCCATGAATGTAAAGCCATTATTTAGCCTTTATCATCTGTTTAGCCAAACGATTAATCTTTGGCCTGTTTTCTTCTAGCGCGGGTTGCATAAAAGGTCTAGCCGCCATTTTTGATGTGCCAAACTCCAAGAATGAGGAATAATCAGCGCGGCTCTCAACATTAGCCCCCAGCCCATTAGAGTCTATATCTAAAAATATGTTATTTACCAGATAACCTGTATCTGTGGCGGGAGGTTGCCCTGCGGCTGATGCTGTATGCGTTCTGCGAGGGTTGTATTTCTTATAAGTAACCCCAGACTTTGCGCCTTGATTTATAGATGTAACGGCTGTATTTCGCACCAAATTGCCAGCCCTGCCTACCAAAGCCCTTAAACTACCCTCATAATCCTTGATAACGGACGCTGTGCGGGGTTTGCGTATGATTTTGGTAGTTACCCTAGCCATTACGTTGCAACGCCTTCTTCGGCTAAAATTTCGAGATATTTATCACGCTCATCTTTATTCTCTATTCTGCGGATATTGAACGTGCGAGTATAGCTGGAGCCATCCGCTGTGTAAGAATACAAGATTCTGTGCGCCGTTGTTAAGTCGCGCCTGAATCTAATTGTTATTTTATGGGTTGTACGTCCTTCATTTTGGTCTCCAAAGAACCTTTCGCCGCCACCTTGAGCCTCAATACGACCCCAGACCTGTGCCAGTGTACTCCATGAAGATGCACCACCGCCGCCGCCATCGGCTGAATTGCCTCTGGTTTGCAAGGTTAGATAATGTTGCATCTTGCCTATACTCATTAATAGGCTCCATTAAGAGGGCTAACTCCAAATCGCATAATAACATACGGCTGTAGCAATGATGTCACTAAAGCGGGCGGATTAAGACCCCTGCCCTCATCATCGCCACGATGTTCATAAAGATGTGAAATATACTGCAACATAGCTACGCGGATAGGCTCTGGTATTGTAGACCTTGTTGAGCCATAACCCGCTGTGTATTGAACCTCTATTCCATTGGCGTTTCTTAAATCTGTAGGCCATGTTCCGCTATCACGCAGAACAATCCGCGCTGGCACTCTGGCTGTATCAACATAATAGTTTGATGTAGCCCATGTAGCTACATTGTCTGAATCATCATAATATTTAACATGAGCCACCGCTGATACAGGTGAGCGTGGCAGTTCAATGTAGTTTATATAGGGAACTTTATATGCGCCAGTGTACATCCCTTCTTTAATGGGAACATCTCTATACCCAACACTATCTAGTGACAAGGTGTATACTGTATTAAGAAGCGTCCTGTTTGTATAATCTTCCGCCCAAAACCTAGCAGCCTGAATTAACCCATCAATAAGAGTGGTGTCTACATTTGCATCAATACGCAAATATGAGATTGTCTCCGAACTTGATAGCGGCTCATCTTGCGGTGCGGTAGTTATTACTAAGCCACTCATCTTTATCTCCTATATTCCCACTATACCATCTTTTTCTAAGGCTTTGTAGGCCAAGTTACATCACCAAGCGATGATGAAGAATTTGTAATATCTCGTAATGCTTGTCTATATGCTATTTGCTCTGCGGTCATTGTAAGATCAGAAGAAGCCCACCAATCTGTTTCAATTAACTTTTGATTCCTAACTTCTCTTAATGCTGCAATATTTGCTTCATCTTGACTAGGAATAGCCGCCAGCGCAGCATTAAGCTCATTCACTTCATCACTTGATAAGTCTAAGTTTTGCACTGTACCAAGCGAACAATCCACAACAATTTTTTTCATATGGCTCTCCTAAGTATCCGTAACGCTATAAACAGATATTACAGAACCAATACCGATTCCATTACCGCAAAAAAGCCTGAATCCTCGACATGGTCCTGTTCTGCTAAAAGTGGTAATAACCGTCTCATTGAATGACCCACCATAATTCGAAAAAGCAGGGTCTGATGATGAAGACCCAGCAATATTAGCATCCATATAACTTTGCCCCACAATAGAAGGAAAGACAGTAGACGTAGTCGCATCAAAATCAGAGTTCATGCCATTAATCCAAAAATACCCTTTTACACCACCTCTATCACTAGCACCAAAATGAACAGCGTCAGGCGTAAGGCTAATAGAAGTACCCCCACCTGTTCCTGAGCCAGTAATAGTTGTAACTGCGCTAGCTTTTTGAATATTACGCACACTATTATAACACTGATTTGTTATTACACTATTAGACGAATCTAAAAAGTTAAATGCAATGGTATCTGATAGTGTCGCCGCTATTCTTATTTTATAAGCAACAAAAAACGTATCAACCCCTGTTGGAAAACTCGAAAAAGTTATAGTTGAGGTATTTGATGATACTGCTGTTTTTATTAGTAAACTAAAATTACCACCCGATGGCAAGTTGGTCAGGTTTGCCCCGCTTACGGCAGGGAGCGTAGCAGGGAACCTAGCATCAGGTAAAGTACCGCTTCCTAAATTGGACGCATTGAGTGCGGTAAGGCTAGAACCATTAACGGCAGGGAGCGTAGTAGGAAATCTAGAGTCAGGTATAGTGCCACTTCCTAAATTAGACGCATTGAGTGTGGTAAGGCTTGCCCCGCTTATCGCTGGCAGTGCGCCAGTTAGATTTGCAGAGGGGATACTCCCGCTAGCAGTAATCAAGTCCGCCATGTCTCTTGCTCTAGTCATTTACTATTCCCCTTCAGCCGGAGCCACCTCAGCAGCTTGTGCCGCCAGATGCGATGCATAGGCATCCTTAACTGCTTGTGTATGTACTGCCGCACAGATAGCTTGAACCTCTGCGCTTTCGCCTGTGATGTCAGCGTCTGGTGCTACAGTGTGCCTATGAAAGCTACGGCTGATTTCAACGCCATCACGCTTGATGACTGTTGCGGTGCGTACCTGCACCATCTTGTAGTCACCTACGATTTCGATTTTGTCTTGGATTGTTTCTTCTGTTAGTGCCATCTGTTTATCTCCTATGATGGTTGGACTGTCCGACCCGCATCTCCGATGGGGTTATGCAATGATATAAGTTCCCGAAAATATAGTAAAAGCGCTGCTAAATTGGGCGTTTGTAAATGCACCGCTTGTTTGATTTCTAATTTTATAGGTAGCCGCACCTGACTGTAGCTGGATAACATGTCCGCCATTTACATTTGAATTTAGTGCAAAAGTTCCAAATCCTACAATAGTAAATGGCAACCCACCTATCAAAACAGTCGCCGTACTAGAGGTTGCAGGGAAAGTAAGATGTCCTTGAACAGTACAAGTTTTGCCAATTCTTACATAACTTGCAGTGGTAACGCTAAAAGTTAATCCAGCACCACTAGCATCTGTAGGCGTCCAAGTCCCCTCTTCATAATCATCCAGATAATTAGCTGAAGCTGTGCCGCCCAAGTAGGCACCGCCTGATATACTAACATCGCCAGTGACATCAACGCCTGTGGTTGTGGTGGCTATCTTCGCGATGTTATTGTGGTAAAGCGTTACCGCTCCATTAGCAGTGAAGACACCCATATTTTCAACACCATTACCTCTAGTAATGTTTACTGATGTCCCATCTGTGGCAAGATATAAATTACCAGTACCTTGATCAGAAACGAAAGAGTTTGCACCACTATGATAAATCTGCAAGTCACTGCTAGCACCAAAGATGGCCTTGGTGCTGTCACCAAAGGTGATGTTGTTGCCGTTGGTATCTAGGTTACCACCAAGTTGCGGGGTTGTATCATCAACAACGGCTGAAATCCCTGCTGCTGGCAAATTAGTCAGAGCAGAACCATCACCACTAAAGGCTGATGCGGTGACAGTCTCGCTTACATTTAGAGGTCCGTTTACACTTCCGCTAAATATATTAAACACATCATAAGCGACAATCTCCACTACATCGCTTGCAGAAAGCGCAGTCAGGCCAGCAATCGTGTTGTCAGTAGAGGTGTTGTAGTCAGTACCCGCGACAAGTGAAATTCCATTTACACTAACATCTACAAATGCTCCATCAGCAAATGTTAAAGTATTGCCGTTGTCATCCGCACCGCTTAAAGATGTTTCCCCACCAGAAGCAGTAAAGTAGAACCTGTTTCGTGTCCCCTGAGAGGGTGTTTTACCTAAATACGCCATGTTCCCTCACTTGTGTTTGTACTAGGGTAAGCGTGACCTGTTCCCCCATTAATTCGTACACTGCCTTTGCAGCCTCTTCAACTACCGTGTCTTCAGTAAATCCTGATTCAAGCAACTCGTCATTTATACAAATCAAAACTGTTTCGTTGCTATCATCGCCTATCTGAAATGTGACATCCCAAAAACAATTTGCCATTATGGACCTACATTAGTCGAAGGAAATGCTCGACCAGCACCCCATAAAATTCTAACTGCACCTGCTCCTCCATTACCAGCGTGTGCTCCCCAGTAAGCACTTGATTTGCCACCGCCGCCGCTGCCATACAGACCGCCATTCTGAGAGCCATTGGTGCTGGTTGGGACAGGACTATTACCGCCGCCACTTCCACCTGTAGCAGAACCGTCTGCTTGACCTACGCCTGATGTCCCCTCTCCATAGAGTCCAGTTCCACCTCCAGCACCAGAAATATGATCAGTATAGGTTGCATTTCCAGCAGCCCCGCCGCCGCCGCCGCCGCCGCCACTCCCAGAATCGCCAGAAGCCGCATTATCATCTCTACCTTTGCCACCTGCGCCAGTATATCCTCCGGCTCCACCCCCACCTGCTGGTCCGTAGCCTGTTGCCGATGTGGTTGTAGTACCACCGCCAAAGCCACCGCCTGTCGAATCAAAAGTAAAAAGACTTGTGTTAAAACTATAGTCACCGCCTACAGTCCTAGTTTGGTTATATCTTCCTGCAATTCCACCTCCAGCTACCGCAATATTAGCCCCGCCTGTTGCTATCATACTATCTCCACCGTTTGTACTGCCTGTTGAATATGCCCCGTCAACGCCCCCTAATCCAACCGTAACGTCTATTATTTGTCCCGCTGTTACGGCTAAACCATTAAACCAAGCAAGTCCAGCACCAGTGCCGCCATTCATAGCATAAGTAAAGCCTACAGAAGAACCAGCATAATACATTCCGCCGCCGCCGCCGCCAATTGCAACAGCACAAATAGAGGTTACACCGTCTGGTACTGTAAAAGTACCTGATGAGGTAAATACTTGGTCTCCAAAAGGTCCGCTAGATGAACCAAATCCAAAGCCTCTAGCTGAACCTCCAGCAATTGTTGAAAGCATAGGCATTATCAAATCTCCCTATGCAAACTGCGTTTGCGAAGCTAACACTGTAAATGTAGCAGCAGCGGTTTTAATAATTGTAAAGCTATAAGCATCAATACCACTTGCATTGCCAGCCGATGGCGCAGTCCCGCCCTGCCACTTCGGCGTGACAGAAGAAGCATCAACTTGATAAGCACTAAGGTAATAAGCTGTTGAACCTTGAGTTAACAGCACAGCGCAAGTTACACTTTGACCTATGGACAGTGTGGAATTTACATTACTAAAGTTAATTGTTCTATTAGCTGTTTGATTTGCTGTGCCAAAAACAACGCCTTGAGCCGCTGTATCAAAAGTTAATGTTCCGCTTGTACTCGTAATTACCGTTACTTTTTCGTGGACTTCCTCAATGTCTAACTGATTGTCAACTACCACTGCGCCTGTGAAAGTTGCACCAGTAAGCATTGCCGCGCCAGCCGCTAACACGTTTGTCGCATCAGTTACATCTGCGCTGGCTTCTATGCCATCTAGCTTTGCACCATCCGCTGTTGGGTCTCGACCATTTACAGTTTTATTAGTTAGTGTCTGTGTGCCTGTAAGGGTAACAAGAGTACTGTCAGCAAAATCACCAATAGCTTTTGGTCCTAAGTAACTCATATTTTACCCCCTAAGAAATTTCAAGACACGACATAGCAACATCAGCCGAAGAAGCAGTGTCTGATGTAACTTTTATAGTATCACCTGATTCTAAAACTATTTTTTGATCACCACCGACTGCAACCAAGGAAGAACCTACAGGAACAGGGGCATCCTTTATGATATAAACACTGTCCTCCGCGCCACTTGTGCGACCACTTGCATCCAGTTGAACATCAATTAGAATTTGGCTTGTATGTATATTAGCGACAGTTAAACCAATAACGGTTGTTTCCGTTGAAGCAGGGCAAGTATAAATGGTAGCAGGGGATGTTCCTACTCCAGTATCTGTCTCTGATTTAAAAGCGTTTGCCATTTTTATATTTCCCTATG